GAATTTAAGTATGACCCAGCAAAAGACATTGCTGGTGACTACACCATTCAGGTTCGCTATGGACTTATGGCTGGACTTGACCCATCACGTGCACTTATCTTCTCACTACAGGCTTTACAAGCCAACTTAGTATCCCGTGATTTTATCATGCGAGAGTTACCGTGGAGCATGAATGTTTCAGGTGAACAAGAGCGCATTGATATAGAGCGAATGCGTGATTCACTATCAGCATCGCTAGCGTCTCTAGCACAAGCAATCCCACAGATGGCTATGCAAGGACAAGACCCTTCAGGTATTGTGGAACAAATTGCAAAGGTTATTGACCTTCGCCGTAAAGGCAACGCAATTGAAGAGGCAGTTGTCAAGGTATTTGAAAAACCAAAACCAGAGCCAACTCCTAAAGCACCACAAGCACCTGCGCAGATGTCACCAGAAGAACTGGTTGCACAGTCTATGGGTCAGGCTGCTACCCCAGCAGAAGAACCAACTCCTCCGACCGAGGAACAAGTTCCGCCTGCAGGTCCTGCTGGGGGGCAACCGCCAGTTGACCTGGCTGGAATCTTGTCTCAACTTGGCGGATAGCAATGACAACAATTATTGCCGTACAATACGACAATGGTTTTGTGTTTGCAGCGGATAGTCAAATCACTGAAAACGAACGCCCCTATATGCACAGTGATGTTAGAAAAATTACCGAAGACGGTGATTATGTAATTGCTGGAGCAGGAAACGCGAGACTTTGTGATGTTGTCCAATATGGATGGAAACTACCTTCATACGATGGAACTGACGGATACCGCTTCATGGTTAGCAAGGTTATTCCAGAAATAAAAAAAGCCCACGATACAACTGGAACTACTTTAGAAAAAGATGATGGATTCTCATTCCTCATTGGTTTAGATAATAAGATTTACTATGTTGCTGAAGATTACTCGGTACTACGTACCGATACAGGAATCTATGCAATGGGTACTGGTGGAGAACTTGCATTAGGTGCATACCACGCTGGTGCTACAATTAGACAAGCAATGCGAACTGCTATTAAGTTTGATGTTAACAGCGGTGGCAAAATACAGATTGTGAAACGAGGAAAGCAAAATGGCTAAACAAGGTGGATATCGTAGACCAGCCAATCCAGCACCAGTTTCAGGACCTGGAAAGTTATCACGTCGTACAGATGGTGGACCATCTAGTAAGTCGGCAATTCAAGGTATGCGTGAGATGTCCGGTGGTGGCAAGTATGGAGAACGCAAGGCACTAGAAGAAGCACAGTTAGGTGCTCCTATGGCTGGTAACCCAGTTCAAACACAAGCACCAGTAATGTCCTCTGCACCTTCCGGTTCTCCTGCTGTTGGTTTGTTTGACCCAAGTGAACGACCTAATGAACCAGTTACATCTGGTTTACCTGTAGGCCCAGGAAGAACTCCTGCACCTGCCATGTCTGGCAACTATGACATGATTATGAAATACATGCCAGCACTAGAACTTATGGCATCTCAAGAAGATGCACCAGAACCATTCAGAGCATTAGTAAAATACGTAAAGGTTACGGCAGAACAAGTATGAATTTACAAGAAAACGTAGCGGCGTTCGTTAATGTTTTTGGTGTAGAGAACTCTGAAGTAGCATTCCCATTCGGATTAGTTGATTGGGAGTCACCAGACGACCGCAACAAATTCATTGCACAAATATTAGAACTTAACAACAACGAGAAGATTGGTGACCTATAGTGGCTACTAACAAAAATATTCTCGATTCAATTTTACAGACTCCTGGTAGTTTAGCAAGTAAAGCCTTTCAAGGCGTAGCAAATACTGCAAAAAACGAAGAAGGCAAAACTGGTGACGTATCACGTTATGTTATTAGTAAACTAGAAAGCAATACTGACAATCTAGAAAAACTAGATAAGCCATATCGCCAAGGCGTAGCACGTCCTATTTCTACTTTTTTACAAACCGTAAAAGATTTAGGTAGAGATGGACTGGACCCACGCGAAACATGGAACCGTTCATGGGAACGTTCCAGGTATGTTACACCTGGTCAAGCAGCAGTAGGTCTTGTAGGAGCGATTGCTAGTCCAACAAATAAATTAATTGGTAGCGGACCAGTTGGAACAGAAAAAATTAACTGGTCTAATCAAGCAGAAGTTCAAGCATACTTTGAAAAAGATAATACCGCAGCAGAACGTGTTTCTGGTGGTATTGATGCAGTTACAATGTTTTTCTTGGACCCATTGGTTCTTGTTGGCAAAGGTGTAAAACTTGCTCGTCTTGCTGGAATGGGCGTTCGCGGTACTGAAGTAAAAGGCCCAGTTAAGTTTGGTAGAACAAATTTAAGTCAACTTGTAGATGAACTTGACCAAGCAAAGGCTGGCAAGAAAAACGCAGCATCTGTAGTTGTAGACTCAATTGAAAAAAATGCTGGAGATTTTACAAAACTAGAATCACTACCTATTGTTGCAAACTCACAGAACCCAGTTGCTGTTGCTCGTGCATTTTCCGAAGCCGCTGAAACAAGTGGTCGAAATGGAATTATTGAAGTAATTAAAGTTGGCTTAGGTGACGATGCCGCACTTACAAGAATACAGCAGCAAGATTCAGTTTTAGGCGAAGCACTTACTGAACTAAAAGGTGAAGTAAGTTCAATTAATAAACAAATTAGAAGCAAAACCATAAAGAATTCTACAGATGACAGACCAACTCTAAACATCAAAGAGATAGAAAACCTAGAAGCAACAAAAGAAAAACTAGTTGCTACCCTTGATATGGCAGATACAAAATTAGGTGCACTACGTTCAGCCGTTACGCCTGAAGCCGAAGGTGGAATTGTAGGTAAGATTGGTTCTGAACTAGCCTGGAGTCGCAGAAAGCACATAGAACAATTACGTGCTAAGGGAGCAGAAATCAATGGTCGTGGTTGGTTTACTGAATACGATGCGTTAGTAGACCCAGCAATGGCTAGAGCAATGCATAAAGTTAGCGTAGAAGATTTAGCAAAAATAGCAGGTGACGTATCGCCGGGACTATCTTCTGAAACCGCTTTTCGTGTACTTAGAACCGTAGGTTATTTTGGTCGCAACTACAAGGCACGCGAAGTACCAGCAGGTTCAGTAACTATTGCTGGTGAAGTTGGAGATTACGCCAACAAAGAATTTCGAGCACGCCTAATTGCTGCTGCACCAGAAGCAGGATTTTCTGCTCAAAAGCAAAAAGAATATTACAATGAATTTTCTAAGTTTACTACTGATTCTGAACGCTTTCAGTTCCTAGAAAAATTTGAACAAGATGCTTTAACTGCTACTGTTAAACGTAAGTTTAATACTGATGGATTAAATCAAAAACAACTTGCAGTTCTTAATGATGTTCTTGCTAACATGTCAAGCAGAATTTTTGGTAGCAAGCAAAAACAACTTAAAGAAATTATTAACGACAAAAACTATGTTTATGTTGACCCTAGAAGCGGTAAAGAATTAATCTTCAAGGAAGTAGTTGAAGCGGTAGAGACTCTAGCAAAGAAACTTGCTGACCAGGCCGGTAAACCACTAACTCCAGATAGCACATATCACAAGCAAGCAAAAGATATGTTAAGTGGAATTGCTTTAACCAGAACACAAGTTCCTAATATACATTTTGGTGTTGACTTTAATGCTATTTCTAATGTTATTAGCGATGAAGGTATCTTTGTAAGTGGTTTAATTAAGACAATCAAAGATTATCCAGAAGTTACAGCACAAAACATTAAGAAATTAATGGATGAAACCTGGCAGAACAACGAAGCAGGTGCTATAAAGCAGGGCAAGGAAGCCGTTACCGAGTCATGGCATGCTTTTATTAAGCCTGGATATGAAAGTATTCAAAATAATATCTGGAAACCAGCAGTTCTTTTGTCACTTCGCTATACATCACGTAACGTTCTTGATGGATGGTTCCGTGTTGCCGGAAGTTTTGCGGATATGGTTTCACACAATGGCTACAGTCTAAATACATTACTTTCTGGTGCCTTTGACCCCTCAGTTATTACCGCACCAATCAGAAGTGGCGCAAGGCGAACTAAGCAACGCGTGAAGGCTAAAGGTTTAGTTGGTTTTGGTGGTGCCAGAGCAATGGAACAACGAGCACTTGCAGAAAAAATAGAAAATGAAGTTGTTTTTGGTAGAACATTTGGCATAAATCCAGAAGATACTGGCGATGTTATCGTTGATAAAATATCTAAACGCTATAAGGATGAAGGCGAACACTTTGCAAAAGAAGCAGAAGATGTTCTTTCTACATCTATTCGCATGGCATCAGATGAATTTAGTGCGTTTGGAAAGTACCGTGGAAATCCAGAATCAACTAAACTTGCCCGCAGTATTGCAAAAATTGAAAAAACTATCTTTGAAGTTAAAGATTCATCAGGAATCTCTAAGCCATTTCTTGAGGCAATGTCTCAGGGAGACTTTGAATTAGCGTACCAAATTGCAGTTCAGACAACTGACCCATCAATAATAAATGCAACTCTTGAATCAATAACTAACAACACTAAGTCAGCACTAGAAAGTATTAATAAATTAGTGCGTGGCAAAGCAATTGCAAAAACTCCAAAACTAAAAGCACACATTGAAAGATTACAAGAAGTGCTTGCTTTAGTTAAAGATAATTCTGATGTAGCAAAGATGGCTTTTGATAGCGACAGAAGAATCAACATTCTTTCTGACTACAATAAGCAACTAGCAGTATCTCGTGCTCCTGCAGAAAAAATAGTTGCTTACTCTGAGGGTCGTGTTGACATTGGTTACGGTGCAACAATTGAAGCACCCTATGCAAAGACAATGCGACGTGAGACTATGAGTGCAGCAAACAGCACTTCTCGCGCAGTTCTTAATGCCCGTTGGGGAACATTCACCAGTTTGTTTTCGCAAGGTAAAAAAGAAGTTGCAGTAAGACCAAATGATGAAGTCTGGAGCGGTGCTCACGCAGAGTTTGTAACCAATATTCTTTACGGTGATGATGCCGGTAAGTTTATTGTTGACCTGTCAGTAACCCCTCGTAGTTTAGATAATCGTCATGTTGCAGCAGAAGTTGCAAGAATGAAAAAAGACAAAGCATCTCAAGAAGAAATTGATGCATACCTAAAGTCTAACTACTCTGATGATGATATTAAAAATTCACTTCTTGACTGGATTAAGGGACCTGAATCTAGAACTTGGCGCAAAGAAAAAGAAATTGACCTATATGATTATAGGGAAACTCTTACTAATGCGCAGTGGTCTGATATAACAGATGGAATTTTAGGTGAAATTAATCGCTACCTACCAACAGAAGGACCATCTGGGGAATCCTTGGACTTCTTGCGACAGGCTCTTGAGGACCCTAATAAAACATTTGATGACACACTATCCGCTCGAATACCTATGGGCTCTCGTCATGCTGTTTTTGTTAACACTGAAATTGGTGGAGCAAAGAGGGTAAATGTTATTTACAAGAACCTTATTGGCAACTTATTTCACATGCTTGCAACATTACCGGAAGACCATCTAGTTCGTCATCCGTTTTACAATGCTGTTTACAGAGCAGAAGGTGAACGTTTAGCCAGACAGTTTGCAAAGCAAAAAGGTCCAGACGGAAAAAACATAGACGTATCAACACGTGTTAAAGAAATTCAAAATGCTGCACATGCTGCTGCACATAAAGCAGTAGTTGACCGTCTATACACAATTGAACGACATACAAATGTTGGTCATATGTTTAGATTCTTTGAGCCATTCTATATGGCAAAGCAAAATACAACCAAATTCTGGGTTGGCAATGTTGTAAGAAATCCTGAAGTTGCTGTTCGCATGGTACAAATGTATAGCATTCCCTACAAACTTGGTGCCGTATATGACCGAGAGGATAACTACAAAGTAGTTAACCGAGTTGGCAAATTAAACCATCCTTGGAATCAAAAGGGCTTGGTAATGCAGTTTAACTATCCAAAGTGGATGGTTGATAATTTTTTTGCTGGCGATTCTCGTGCAAAAATGGATGTATCTTTACAGGGATTTGACGTACAGTTCCAAGGACAGCCACTAGGTTTACCACAAATTAGTAGTCCTCTTGGTGCGTTTTTCCTTGGTAACCTTGTTCGTCAAACAACTGGTAAATCTTATGACCCAGCAAAGTTCCTAGAGAAACATGGTATTGCAGACTTTGATAGATTAGTTGAATACGTTCAACCTTACTATGAGAGCACCCGTGGTGCTGGTCTAGGTGAGCAAATTGCTGGTACAATGGGTGGCTCTGTAGCACTTGAATCATTGCTTGTTGCAATGGGTGGAACTCTTGGACAGTTTGACAATCCAGTAAACGGTCAAAAGTTTAACAATAGGTTTGATGCAATTAGAGCAGATAAACTATCTAGACTTGCAGAAATGAATGTTCCCATAGACGGTCAAACTATTGAACGCATTTATGAAGAATCCGCTACACTTGCAATTAAATCTTTTTATGCTGAAGCATTTCTCAATGGTCTACCTATTGTGACAACAAGTAGATATCGTACATTGTACGAAACAGTTGGAGAAGCAAAGTTACGTGGCTATCGTGCGGAGTTTGGTTATGAATTGGGTACTGCAAAGTTTGTTGAAGAGTTGGATTCAATACAAGCAAACTACATTACTGGTTTAATTTCAGACAGTACTGTTGACAATCGTTATGGATTTAATTCCTCGGAAGCAACCCTTGATGTAATCTACAACAACAAGAAACTCCTAGAGACTGCAGACAAAATGATTGCAGATACCAGCCTAATTGGAACGTTGTTTAATCAGGGTGACTTTGTAGAAGACAGGTCAGATATAGCATCTGATGTTCTTTACAACATCCGCGTAAATGGAAAGCCAGTTAAGTACACATCCGATGATGCATTTAATGTAGCAGAGGACCAACAGATTCGTGCTGGCAATAAAGACTACTTTGGTGGCATTGAAGTTATTGAGCAACATGCACGTGACCGTAAAATTAACAAAGGCACAAAAGCCTATGACGAATATTACGGAGTATGGAAAGATAACTGGGAATCAACAATTAACGAACGCTACCCTATCTGGGCTGCACGTGAACAGAAGATTCGCCAGAATCGTGTAGAAAAGAATCTTGCCGCTGCATCTGTTATTGTAACAGACGCCAAGTACATGGAAACTTTTGGAAAAGATAATCCAGTTGCACTTGCGGTTGCAGAGTACTTACGTGGTCGTGTTAAACTGCAAGCAAAACTTGCAGAGGCTATTGCAATTAGTGGTAACACAACAATTGATGCAAAAAATAATGCTTATGTTGCAGAGATGCGAGATGAGTACGTAAAAGCATTGGATGCTAGGTATCCTGGATTCCAAAGAGTACATGAAATTTACTTTAACAATGACAAACTACAAGATATATCAATTTACCAGAATGTTTATGGTTTTGGAGAGACTGAGTAAAAATGGCTGAATCTACAACAACGGGTGGCCCTGGTGCAAAAAAAATAGACATCAATCCTCTTAACCCAAGCGGAGACCAGCCAGAGGGTGAGCCAGGAACTGTTAGTAAGGGTACTAGTTCAAGGTCCAGAAGCACTCCTACAACCTACAACAAGGCTGCAGCAGATGCTCTTATTGAAAAAGAATTGATTGATGCTCTAGGTTTTATGCCTAACGCAAAGATTAAGTCTGAGTTCATGAAGGGACTTAATGCATTCCTAAAGGTATATGGCTCTAGTTCATCAACTAGAAGTAGCAGTATTGATGGAGCATCTAGTTCTGTTAGTTCAACTATTCAGGGTGCAGATGTAGATACTTATGTTAAGCAGTTTGTTGCAGAAGTAGTTAAAGACACGCTTAAGGCTAATCCAAAAGTTAAGTTCGGTGGAAAAGTTGGAGACACCATAAGTGTCCTAAATAAGTACTCTGCTGACATGGGCATTTACAAGTCCGCTTCTGAAATTACAAGAAACTCTATTGATGTTCTTGCTGGTAAGACTCGTCAAGAAGATTTACTTACAAGATACAGCAAGGATGCTCAAGCATTGTATGCTAACTTTGCACCAAGATTAAAGGAAGATGCAAGTTTAACTGTTCGTGAGTTGGCTAATCCATACATTGAAATGATGGCCGATACATTTGAGGGAGTTGCAGATAACATTAAGTTGACTGACGATACACTTCAAAAAGCAATTGGAGATGCAAAAGGAATCATGTCATTAGGTGAATTTAGAAAAATGTTGCGCAATGATTCACGCTTTGGCAAAACTTTAGGTGCTAAAAGAGAAGCAGCCGAACTCGGTATGTCTATGTTACGTTCGATGGGATTTTAAGTTATGGCTCCTAAGTTAACTGCTAAACAAATAGCAGATAAAAAGAAACTTGATGCTAAGAAAAGATTAGATGCCAAAAAGAAAGCAGATGCTGCCAAGAAAGCAGCAGATAAAGCAGCGGCAGATAAATTAGCAGAAACACCTCAAGAAACTCCAGAACAAATTGCTGCCCGCGTTCGTGCCGAAGAAAAGGCAGCAGAACAAGCAGACTTCTACGCTGATGCTAGTGCTGTATTTCGAGGAACTGTTAAGACCATGTTTCCTGGTGCGGAAAATGACGGATGGATTAATGATTTATTTGAAGCAGCAAAACCTCGTCTAGATGTTGGCTTTGATACCAGTGAAATCCTTGACCTAATGATTCAAAATGGTGAGACACCAGATAAGTTTAATCAAAGATTCAAAGGTATCTTTGAACTTGATAAGAAACGTGATGCTGGTGATACATCAGTTTATGTTCCAAAGATTGCAGAGTACATTACTGGCGAAGAAGAATACACCCGTTTAATGAGTCGTTTAGGAATGTCAACTCTTGGAACTCGGGAAAACTACGGAGACCTTGTTGCCAAAGATGTATCCTTAGATGAGGTTCGTGACCGAGTTACCGATGCATACAATAGAGTTAAAAGCCTTGATAACCAAGTACTTGCAGGTCTTAAGGAACAGTTTCCTAGCCTAAAGCAAGAAGACTTAGTTCAAGCAGTGCTTACTAAGGAAACATCTGGAGAACTTGAGAATCGTATTACACGTTCTGAAATTGGTGTTGAGGCTAAACGAGCAGGAGTTACATCAATGCTTGGTTCACAGTTGTTGCAAGAAAAGGGTGTCACACGTGCTCAGGCACGTCAAGGATTCCAGGCTCTTGCAGATTACCAACGCACCGCAGGTGCTGGTATAACACAAGCACAGAAGATGTTTGGTGATACTACATCTGCTGCAGAACTACAGACAGAACTTGAAAGTGAAGCACTCCTTGGTCAAACATCTAAGACCCGCAAGCGTCTAGAGTCCCAGGCTCGTTCGCAGTTTAGTGGACAGTCCGGTATAACCACTGGCTCACTAAGTCGTAGACGGCAAGTATAATAAACTCTCGTTGGATTGACCGCCCCCAACGAGTATTAGAGCGGTAGTACACACCAACCCACATACCCCTGTGTGGGAGTGAGCGTGTGCGTTCAACTAATGTAAGGGAGAAGTTGCGATGAGCAACAATAATCAAGACTGGTATGAAGATGATGAGTTGGACTTTGAGGACTATTCAGATGAACCACAACGTGGTTCGAGTGATGATGTTCTAAAGAAAGTCCGTCGTGCAGAACGCTCGAAGGACAAGCAACTCAAAGAAGCACTCGCTGAATTGGAAAGTTTGCGCAAGTTCCAACGTGAGTCTACTATCAGCCAAGTCTTAAGTGAGAAAGGTGTCAACCCAAAGGTTGCCAAGTTCATTCCAGGAGATATTGAATTATCTGCTGATTCCATCAGTGAATGGTTGAACGACAATGGTGAACTATTCGGTTTTGCGGCACAAGCCAAAGAAAGCCCTGTGTCTTCTGAAGACCTAGGTGCTCTTCGACAAATGGATATGGTCGCATCAGGCGCACTAACTCCAGACGATGTGAACGACGCGTTCAGCATGGTCAACAACGCACAGAGTGCAGAAGAGTTATTAAATTATCTCTACTCACAAGGTGCGGATTAATCGCAAATCAAACTAACCCCTAAGGAATAATTATGGCTGTAACAGGCTTATCCGGTGGTAGTGCAGCAACTAACGGTGGACTTGGCGGTGGCGCATACGCTTCCGCTAACAACGTCGGTGCTTTCACACCATCTAACGCTGCAGGTCTAGTTCAGAAGGCATACGACCGCCTTGTTGAATTTGAACTGCGCTCAACCCCATTGCTACGTTCGGTAGCAGACAAGAAGCCTGCTCGTCAGGCAATGCCAGGTTCATCTGTAGCATTACAGATTTACACTGACCTAGCAAAGGCAACTACTGCTCTATCTGAAGAGGTAGACCCATCAGCAGTTGCACTTGGAACACCATCAATCGTGAACGTCACACTGAACGAATACGGTAACGCTACTCTAGTAAGCCGTAAACTACAGTTGATGTCACTTGCTGATGTTGACCCTGCTGTTGCAAATATCATTGCATTCAACATGGCTGACAGCATTGATGACTTGGCCCAGACTGCACTTCTAACTGGTACCAATGTTATCTACGCAACTGGTGGTACAACCGTAGCAACAACTACTTCCGGTATCACTTCAGATGACACAATCACTGCTGCAGATATCCGCAAGGCTGTTGCCAAGTTACGTACAAACAAGGCCAATGGTCGCAAGGGTTCAATGTACTGGTGTGGTATCCACCCAGAAGTTTCCCATGACCTTCGCGCTCAGAGTGGTTCCGCCAACTGGCGTCTACCGCACGAGTACTCAGCAGCAGAGAACATCTGGGCTGGCGAAATTGGTAACTTTGAAGGTGCCTACTTCGTAGAATCACCTCGTTTGGCTAAGCGTGCAAACGGTGCTAGTTCAATCAACACCTACGCAACATTCATCTGTGGACAGCAAGCACTTGCTGAAGCCGTAGCAGAAGAACCACACGTAGTGATTGGCCCAGTTGTGGACCGCTTGATGCGTCAGCGCCCAATCGGTTGGTACGGTGTTCTAGGACACGCAGTGTACCGCAACGATGCGTTATTCCGCATTGAGTCCGCCTCAGCACTTGGCTAATTAGCAATGCTAATCTCATTCCTAAATCATATAACGGGTTTAGGAATGGGGTTATGTTTCTAACATAAAAGGAAAAGTAATGGGATATCTATTTGTACCACCAGTGGTTAACGAAGGACCAATGGGTGGTAACTGGCTCTTTGCCAGATACACACGCAAACAAGGCGTTAGTGTATTTCGCATTGATGGCGAATGGTATGAAGATAGATTTCCAGCACAAGATGACCTAGATATGGCTGATGTTTTCTACTTAGGTGGACATGAATATCCGGTAACACTAACCGAAAGAAATGCACTTATTGCTGCTGGCTACACGGTGATTACAACATGACATTGTTAGAATCGTTGACTGTGGTATCACTAGCCCTTGGCATTATTGCAATGCTAGGTAAGTTCTTAATTGTGAATCCATTAAAATCTTACATTAAAGAATTAACACATCCTATCCAGCCTACGGCTAATGGTGGTAGAAGTCTTCCAGACGTTGCCCGTGCGGTGGACAGGATTGAAAAGCGTTTAGATGAGCATATTACATTACATCTTAAGGATGAACTATGAGTGGTAAGTACAACATTGTAGCCGAACAAGGTGCTACCTTCAACCTTAACTTTACGGTTCAGATTGACGGTGTTGCCTTGAATCTAACTGGTTACACTTTTGCGATGCAGGTTCGCCGTTCTACCTCTGCAACTACAACACTAATTAATATTACTTCCGCAACTATGACTTCAGTTGGACACGTATCAGCAACAGTTAGTGCTACAACTATGGCTGCTGTACCTGCTGGTCGTTGGGTTTATGATATTGAATTGACATCTTCTGGTGGACAAGTTACACGAATCCTGGAAGGTCGGTTTATTGTTACACCTGAGGTGACACAGTAATGCCAGACTACACAGTTATCATTGAAGAAGAAGTTACCGCTACTACAGTCACTATTGAAGAGACTGTTACTGACGTTATTCTTGGTGAAACAACACAAGAAACTGTTGTTATTGTTGATAACCTTCAAGGTCCACAGGGAGCGCAAGGAACCACAGGACCAACAGGACCGACAGGTCCAGCAGTAACTGGTCCAACGGGACCTACTGGAAGCACGGGTAGTACAGGTGTTACAGGCAGTACAGGTAGTACGGGTGCAACAGGTAGTACGGGAAGCACTGGACCTACAGGTCCAACAGGAAATACTGGAGCCACAGGTTCAACAGGTTCAACAGGACCTACTGGCAGTACAGGTCCTACAGGTGCTCAGGGAATCCAAGGTATTACGGGTCCTACTGGTAGCACTGGTGCTACTGGTTCAACAGGTCCAATCGGTCCGACAGGAGCGACAGGCTCTACTGGTCCCACAGGGGCTACGGGTAGTACGGGACCTACGGGACCTACGGGTGCGACAGGTCCTACGGGACCGCAAGGTGACCAGGGTATTCAAGGGGTCACAGGACCCACTGGTGCAACAGGAGCCACAGGCTCCCAAGGTATCCAAGGCATTCAAGGAATCCAGGGCATAACAGGTCCTACAGGTAGTACTGGCTCTCAAGGTATTCAAGGTATCACTGGACCTACTGGGTCTACTGGTTCTCAGGGTATACAGGGCATTACAGGACCAACTGGTTCAACTGGACCTACAGGTGCAGACAGCACCGTAGTCGGTCCTACGGGCTCTACAGGGGCTACAGGGGCTACAGGACCCACTGGACCTACAGGCTCAACTGGACCTACAGGTCCAACTGGTGCAGATAGCACTGTTGCTGGACCCACAGGTCCAACAGGACCTACTGGTGCTACTGGTGCTACGGGAGCAACAGGTACTACTGGTGATGGTATTACTTCTGGTGTCATTCAAATGTTTTCTGGTGCATCAGCACCTACTGGTTATTTACTGTGTGACGGTACTGCTGTTAGTCGCTCAACTTACTCAGCATTGTTTGCTATAACTAGCACAACTTATGGTGTTGGTGACGGTACTACTACATTCAATCTTCCAGATTTAAGAACTAGAGTTCCTGTTGGTAAAAACGCAACTGGAACATTTGCCACTCTTGGCGGTACTGGTGGTGCTGAAACTGTAACGCTAACAAGTGCCGAAATGCCAGCACACGTCCACTCGGTAGACCCTCCTTCAACTAACTTTACTTCTGGTAATGGCTCTGCCGACCACGTTCATGGTACTGGTGGACAATCTGTTACTCACACTCACGCCAATACTGTTGGTGGGAATTTGTACGAACGAAATGCTGGAACACCTGCAGGTTCTGGCGCTCTTTACTACACAAGAAACAGTAACGCCAATAATGGCTCACAAGGTATGACTCCTGGTCCAACTATTTCTAATGCCAACGCAAGTGCAGACCACAACCATGGTGATACATATAGTGCTGGTTCTGCACATACGCATACAACAACTGTAGACATTGCGGCGTTTAATTCTGCATCTGCTGGTTCAGGTGGAGCGCACAATAACCTTCAACCATATATCGTATTAAACTACATTATTAAGACTTAACCTAGAACGGAATCATCATGCTAGTAACTGTGACTAATCCAATAGACAACTCTGAAGTAGAAGTTGAACTTACTATTCAATTAAACGTAATGGTACTTAACGAACAAAAAACCCTTAATGTAACTGCATTTGGAACTATAGAAATCTAATGGCTTGCCGCACAGGTTGCCCAACACAGGACTGTGAATCATACGCAGATTGCTGTAAGGGTGTAGCAATTAATAAGTCGTCACTACGCCCATAGGCTAGTGTGATAGGATTATGATATGAATTCTAACTTAGTTATGATTGGCACAAGGTCCAGACCACATAATGCTATACGTGCATTTGATGCACTTAAAAAAGTAAGTGTTGAATCTGATTTTCTTATTATTATTAATGAGGACCAACAAGACCTTTATCCAGAAATAGATGGAGTTATGCGTGAAGTTGTGCCAACTCCATTTGGCGCTAATGAAAAAGGTAACTACGTAGTCCATAAATATTGGGACTCGTACTCAACCATATCTGGTATAGATGACGATTGTTTAGTGCAAACCCCAGGATGGGATGCACTAATAACTGCACCTATAAAAGAACGTGGCTATGGAATATCTTATGGCAATGATGGCATACAAGGTTCTAAGTTACCGACTAAGGTAACTATTTCAACAAACATTCTTAAGGCTCTTGGATTTTTTTCTCCAAGAATACTTAAACATTCTTACTGTGATAACTT